TGGGCTTCGACTGCCAGTTCGACCTCTTCAAGGACACGGCGCACCGTATCAACGGTTCTCGCGGCGCTCGTTGGCTCCGGTCTGTCCGTTCAGGCTCGGCCTCGTACGCCTGCTGTTGCGACGACTACGGCACTGCCCACAGCACTGCACTCACGAACGGTCGGGTTCGTCCGTGGGTGGGCTTCCTCCTAGGGTAGCGAAGCTGCCCGTACCTGCTACAATTCGGGCGCGGCCTCGCGCCGCGCCCTACGAGAGGAAAGGAGGTGTGCGTGAGCGGGGTTCCCGAGAGATTGCGGAACATATCGCAGTTCGAGTTCTACAACACGGCCATAGCGATTCGCGTCGCCGTGACGCAGGTTGTGACGCATCGGGTGCCGAAGTCGTACCGCTTCACGTTCGCGCAGCCCATGGCATTGACCGCCCGGAGCATGGTCTACAACATCGTGACAGCCGATGCGTTCTACCCCAACACGCAGGAGAACGTTTCAGCCCGCAAAAGGTACCTCACGCTCGCCATAGCCGACTGCGAGCAGCTTTATCAGGATTTGCAGTGCATGATGGCCACGGGGCTTCCCATAACGGCGGCGAGCTTGGACGCGCTGAACGAAATGCTCGATGCGGAGATAAACCTATTGAAGGGTGCCCGCAAGGGCGTGAAGCTCATTGGAAAGGGCTAGAATAGGGAGACGTTGCCCCTTGGTAGTTCCCGCATCAATCGTTGGCTCCGGTCTGTCCATTCAGGCTCGGCCTCGAACGTCTGCTATTGCAACAACAACGGCAATGCCAACAACAATGCGGCCACGAACGATTGGGTTCGTCCGTGGGTGGGATTGCTCCACGCCAGACCTCCCAAGCGAAGCCTTGGGAGCCGAGCGCATGAGGAAGGAAGGGGCGACGGTCGGGCGCAAGCCCGTGAACCTGCACCTCGCGGGGCGGGCAGTCCGCTTCTTGCATGGCCGCGAACTCCGGCGCTCGTCGCGGCTCCATTGCCTCGCCGCCACGCGGCTTCAAAGCGCCGCCGCCCTCCGGGGCGGGAGCCGCGCGGGGTGCCTTTGAACTCGGAGGAGCGGCACCGGGCGAGGCGCGAGCGCAGGGACGCGAAAAGGGCGGCGAACAAGGCCAAGCGCAACGGCACGCTTGAGGATGTTGCCGATTCGGATTCCCTCTACGAGGCCGCGCGTCTCGCGTCTAGGGGCGTGAGGTGGAAAGCCTCCGTCCAGCGCTACATGGCGCATGTCCTGAAGCTCAACCTGCACTCACGGAAAGCCCTGCTCGCGGGCGAGGACATACGCAGGGGCTTCGTGTGCTTCGACCTGTTCGAGCGCGGCAAGCTCCGGCACATAACCTCCGTGCATTTCAGCGAGCGCGTCATACAGAAGTCGCTCACCAAGAACGCATTGGCACCCGCGATATGGCCGACCATGACCCCCGGCTGCTCGGCGAACATCAAGGGCAGGGGCACCGACTACGCGCTCATGCGCTTGAAACGGCAGCTCGTGGAACATTACCGTAGGCACGGCGCGGAGGGCTACGTGCTGCTCATAGACTTCTCGGACTACTTCGGCAAGATTGACCACGAAGCCGCCAAAGCCCTTCTCGACAGGTGCGTCACCGACCCACGCATACTCTCGCTCACGAGGCTGCAAATCGACGCCTGCGGGGACGTGGGGCTTGGGCTTGGCTCAGAGCCGAACCAGATTCTGGCAGTGGCGCTCCCTTCCCCTATCGACCACATGCTAGAGCGGTTGCCTTGGGTTGAGGCATCGGGGCGCTACATGGACGACACCTATTGCATCGCCCAGACCAAGGCCGGCCTGTGGCGCACGCTCGAATTGGTGCGCATCGAGTGCGACAAGCTCGGAATCGTCATCAACGAGCGCAAGACCAAGGTCGTGAGGCTGAGCCGGGGCTTCTCGTTCCTGAAGAAGCGCTTCCGCTACTCCGAGACGGGGAAGGTCATCGTGCGCCCAGTGCGGCAGACCTTCTCGCGGGAGCGAAAGCGGATGCGCAAGCACGCCCGCATGGTGGCATCGGGGGAAATGACCGTCGAGCAGGCGCGTCAGTCCTACATGTCGTGGCGCGGCTCGATAGAGAAGTCCCACGGCAAAGGGGTTCCCAAACTGCGCATGTCAACGCACGACACGGCGCGGGAGTTCGACCGGCTGTTCCTAGAGCTGTTCGGCGAGCGCCCGTAATCTCACGGACAAAGGAAGATATGCGGCGAGGTGCCGCGCGGAGGCCCTGCGGGGCCTTTTTCATTGCCGAAAGGCGGAAAGGTGGGAGACATGACCACGGAAGAGATTCAAGCCGAGATAACGGGCTTGAAGAACCTGCTGTCGCAGACGGACTACGAAATCCTCAAGAGCTTGGAGTCGCTTTTCTCCGCGACCTCCGCCACGGGCTTCATCAGCGCCCTCAAGGAGCTGGCCGAGACGCTTTCCGAGCTTCGCGAGAAGCGCCAAAGCTGGCGCGACCGCATCAACGAGCTTGAGGCCACCGAGGCGCAAGACCCGGAGCCGGTCATCGAAGAGGCGGAGGCCGAGTAGTGGCAGAGGTTTTCACACCGGCCTTCCCCGGAATCGTCAGCGGCCTGACGCTTGCGGTGGTGACCGCGCTCGCGGCCTACATGCGCAAGGAGCTGGGCGACTTCCGCAAGGAGCACAAGATTCTGCTCGAAAGCCAGCGGAACCAGCTAAAGGCCTCCATCGTGCAGATTTTCGAGAAGGCGCAGGAGCGCGGCTGGATTACGGCCATGGAGCTGGAATCGCTCAACCGCATGGCCGACAGCTATTTCGCCTTGGGCGGAAACCACTACATCCATGCGGTGGTGAAGCAGGCGAACGAGATGCCCATCAGGGGGGAGATTCCCCAATGAGAGAAAGGAACAGTCATGGACAAGGAAACAATCAAGCAGTGGGTCGTGGCGGCTTTGGTGCGAGCCGTCAAGACGGCGGCGCAGACGGCGGTTGCCTTGATAGGCACATCGGCGGTGGCAATCACGTCGCTGGACTGGGCGCAAATCGCTGCTGTGGCGGCGACGGCGGCGGTGCTGTCGGTGCTTACCAGCATCGCGGGCGTGCCCGAGGTGGACGAGGGAGCAAGCCCGCTCTCAAAGCAGTCGCAATAGCGCTCTGCGCCGTTCTGGCGGGCGAGTTGGTGGTCTGGGGGTACCTAGTCCACTCCGCCAATCAGGAGGCCGCAGAGCTTGCCACAGCGGCGCAGACGGAGGAAATAACCGTCAACGACACGCCCGCAGTCATGTCAAAGCCCCCGACGTACTACCAAGCCGATGAGAGATGGGGCGGCCTGCCCTACGCCTCGGCTGACTCGACGGTCAGTGAGTCGGGCTGCGGGCTTTGCGCGGCCGCATCCGCCGCCGCATGGCTCACGGGCAAGGACTACATCACGCCGAGCTACCTCCTGAACCTCGTGGGCAACAGGTGCATCGACGGCGGGCAGAACCACATGGGGCGCTTCTGCGAGGAGCTTAACGCGCTCTACGGCATCGAGCACCAAGACCTCTGGACGCTCACGGACGCGGAGCAGTACCTGATTGACGGCTGGGGACTGCTAGCCGGGATGTCGGGAAGCGTCTACGAGGGCGGCAGGGAGTACGGGGCGCACGTCCTGTACGTATGGGGCTACGACGACCAAGGGGTCTACATCATGGACTCGGCAGACCCGCAGCTTCAAAGCCCCATCAGTTGGGAGCAGTTCGAGGCAATCGACTGGGGCAGCTACTTTTACGCAGTTAGGAGCGGTGACAAGGTATGAGCATGAACGGCATCGACATTTCCGACTATCAGGCGGGCCTCGACCTCGGGGCAATCGAATTCGACTTCGCCATCATCAAGGCCACGGAGAACACCGGGCACGTGCAGGCGAACTGCGACAAGTTCGTGCAGAAGTGCAGGGCGCTCGGCAAGTGCTGGGGCTTCTACCACTTCATGGGCAAGGGCGACCCCATCGCGCAGGCCAAGCATTTCGTGGAGAACACCCGCAACTACTTCGGCGAGGGCGTCCCTGTCCTCGATTACGAGATGTACGGGCGCATCGGCACGGACAAGGCCAAGCAGTTCCTCGATTACGTCTACGAGCAGACCGGGGTTCGCGCAATCGTCTACATGAGCCGTTCGGTATGCACCGAGGAGGATTGGAGCGCCATCGCCCCGAACCACGGCCTCTGGGTGGCGCAGTACGCCAACAACGACGCGACCGGATACCAGAGCGACCCGTGGCTGCCCTCGGGCGGCTTCGGCGCTTGGTCTAGCTGCGCCATCCACCAGTACAGCTCGGCGGGGCGTCTCAGCGGCTACGGAAGCAACCTCGACCTCGACAAGGCCTTCATGGACGCCGATGCATGGGCGAAGTACGCCAACCCTTCGGGGGCTGAGAGCGCACCGACCAACGACACCACGGCCACGACAGACAGCGCTCCCAGCGGCACCACGTTGGAGCTTGCAGTCGGCGTGATGCAGGGCGCATACGGCGACGGCGACGCCCGCAAGGCCGCGCTCGGCAGTCGTTACGACGAGGTGCAGAGCTTCGTCCAGCACATCTACGACGCGAGCGCAGAGACGTTGGCGAGCGAGGTCATGGCCGGAACCTATGGAAACGGCGACACGCGCAAGACGGTTCTGGGTAGCCGTTACGACGAGGTGCAGGCCATCATCAACGGCGGCTCGAAGCAGACCTACACCGTGAAGAGCGG